TTAGAGTGGATAACTAAAACCGTTCCCCAAATCATGACCAAGGAAATCCGGGAACACTGGGATTGGATATGTGTTCCCCTTGAAGTGGAAATAGAGGTTTCCCGACCCGGCGGAAACTGGGGGGAAATGGAAGAAGTTAACCGGGCGTTAAAGTCCGGTTGGTTGAATAAAAAATAAAATGTCCCGCCCGCTTTCTCATGCCCTAAAGGATATTCTGGATTTACACCAGGAGCGGTTCCCTGCTGTACGGAAGTCCATGGAATTCCCAGTACAAGACCCGTTGTTCGACTTAGGAAAGCGGATTCACCACGGAACTATGGGCCGATTTTATGAGTACTTAACCGCCGCTCTTTTCGGGGGCCGGGTATCCGCTGCGGACAGAACGGACCTGGAAGGGGACGCGGACGGCTGTCAGGTGGATGTAGTAGAAACGAAGAAAAAGACCTTTCGGGAATCCAAGGCTTGTAGGTCCGGACACCACTTACTCCTTAGTGATCACCAAATAGACCACTACCTAAAACTTCAAGGTGCCTTCCCCAGCTACGAAATTTCTTTTGTTATCTACCGGCACGGGATATACGGGATTCAATCCAAATATAACGGGGACGTTATCCACGACCTTACCACCCGGACCTACTACGCCTTGGTACTTCCCTTACGAGTTATTTGGAATCTGTTTGAGCGGGGTCGCAACTACGAAATACCTTCCCGCGTCCGCCGGTATGATGGGGATAAATTTTATCATGTATCCTCTGTTTTATCCCCTACGATGAATGAATTTATTCTTAACCCCGAAGGTATCTGTACGGAATTAAATCTTTTTGGGCTAACCTGGTCGAGGCAACACGCAGGGGAAGGCCTGAGTATAAACGGACAGCCTATGAAATCTTTCCCCATTATCGTGTTCCAAGAAACAAATTACCGAGATTGGACTTATAATCCGGAAGGCCCGATATTGGTGGATGAAATACCCTTTTGAAAAGGAGTAAACGATGAACGAAATTTGGTTGGGGGATTGTATAGAATTAATGAAAGATATACCTGATAATTCGGTGGATATGATACTTTGTGATTTGCCCTACGGAATTACTTCTAATGAATGGGACAAACCTATTCCCTTTGCCCCTTTATGGAAACAATACCGTAGAATAGTTAAAAATAATAGTGCTATAGTATTAACTGCTTCTCAACCCTTTACCAGTGCTTTAGTTATGAGTAATCTAAAGATGTTTCGGTATGAATGGATCTGGGAAAAAAATATGGGGAGTAATTTTGCGACCACTAAGTATCAACCCATGAAAGAACATGAAAATATATTAGTTTTTAGTAAGACCACCCCCACGTATTACCCCATCATGGAGGAAAGGAGTTTGGCCGGAACGAAAAGAAGAACGCATATAGTGAACGCAAGTAATACGGGAAAAAGAAAGGGATTGAATAGCATGAAAGACATTGATCGTGGGTTTATATCAGAAACAAGAGTGCCCCGGAGTATCCAACGATTTAACAGAGAAACGGGATTGCATCCCAACCAAAAACCGGTAGAACTATTTAAATATTTAATTAGAACCTATACTAAAGAAAACGACTTAGTATTAGATAATTGCGCGGGTTCGGGGACTACTGGGGTAGCTTGTTTGGTACTTAATCGAAAGTTTATTTTAATAGAAAAGAAAAAAGAATACTTCGAGGGGATAAACCAACGTATAAACGATTTAAAATCAGGGTTGTTATTTTAATTTTGGAAAAGGAGTAAGTCGTGAACGAAATAAACTTGGTATTGTTAGGAGTATTTGAGGGGTCTACCGAGTATTACTACCGAAACTGTTATCAACTGCGGTTGGATATTTCCGGAAAACGAACCACCTGTGGGAATTGTGGGAGTAAAGACATAGTAATGGGGCCGGTCGGAACCATAGACAAACCCTTGAACGAAGGAGAAGGAAATGGGTAAGCACAATTGGCGGAACGAAACTGAGGACTACCCTTTTGACCGACACGTCCGGGACTCGGATACTCCGTTGGCCTGGTGTGTGGAAATAGACGGGGAAGTCTTATTCTTCCCCAAATCTCTTTGTGAAATTGACGAGGAAGCCAAGGAAATCGAAGTACCCAACTGGCTGGCCCAGGAAAAGGAGTTAATTTAATGCCTCTACAAGTAACCTACCGCCCCCAAAACTTCGAGGAAGTGATCGGAAACCGGGGTACCGTCCAATCCCTACGCTCTTGCCTCGAACGGGAAGACCGCCCCCACGCCTACATGTTTTGTGGACACTACGGTTGCGGGAAGACCACCCTGGCCCGAATAACCGCGAGTGTTCTGGGATGCGACCCGGAAAGCCCGGACCTGGTTATGATCGACGGCGGAACCGACCGGGGAATTGCCGTGGCCCGCCAACTCAAGGAAATGTCCAAGTATAAGCCCTTATACGGGGACTCAAAGGTGTTCTTGATAGATGAAGCTCACCAAACTACCAAGGATTTCCAAAATGCCTTATTGGGGGACACGGAAGACCAGTACCCGACCTTCGCGTACTTCATCTTTTGTACCACCGAACCGGAAAAGATTATTCCGACCATCAAAAGCCGGTTTAGTATCTTCCAAGTCAATCCTCTCAACCGGTCGGAAGTCCAACAGCTACTGGATTGGGTCCTGAAAACGGAAGACGTGGCCCTGGACAAAAAAGTCCTGGAGGAAATCGTGGCAGCCGGGGAAGGGATACCCCGCGACACCTTGAAAATACTGGACCAGGTGATAGACCTTCCGACTGTTGAGGATCAACTCCGGGCTATCCCCCAGGCCCTCGTGGATGATCCGGACGTCAAGGCACTCATCGACGCACTACGAAATTCGAAAAAGTGGGGACAGATAGCTCCCATAATCAAGGAAGCCAAGGCCCCCCCGGAACAGATTCGGCAACAGGTCTTACGTTATTTCACCGCCGTCCTATTGGGAGGGGANAACNCCCGAGCGGCCTTGGTACTGGATTGCTTCCTGGAACGGCCGTTTTATTCGGGAACCAAGGCCGAACTGTCCCTGGCCTGTTTCAATGTCGTAACTCCCGGTTAAATTTAACCTACGGGCCTATAATTTAGGTAGGAAGGACGGAAGGAAAATGGTAGAAGAAAAGGATTTTTCTGAGGAACTGGCGATTGATCCCTATACCCTGGAAGAAGATTGCCTTCAACAACCCGGATTATACCGGAAATACTCGCTCCTTTTTGAAGAAGCCCAGGTAACTCTTCACCAAAAGGAAGAGCAACTTTCCATCCTCAAGACGGAAACTAAGGATGACTTGGAACGGACCTACGCGGAACTTTACAACCAGGCCGTGGGAACGAAGGAACCGGAAACAATNGGCTTGGTAAAATCCACCGTGGACGCGGTAAAGTCCTGGATAATGACACATAAAGAATATATCACCGCCCAGGACTATTGGAATACCGAACGGGAACGGCTTTACAACGAGTACCTGGAAGCACGGTCAGCAGTAGGTTGGTTTCGTTCCGCACTCGAAAGTATTAAGCAACGCCGGGACCAATTGGGAAACCTGGTTCAACTCTGGCATGACCAATACTACGTAGGCCCCCCGCTCCCCCGCGATATTCCGGCCGGGAAACGATACGGCGACCGTCAGCGGGAAGCGGGGACTAACCAACAACGGGCGGGACTCAACAAGGACGGTAAACGAACAAGGACGGCTTAAATGNAAGNGTGGGGCGATTATTTGTATTGGGTAATAGCNTGGGGCCTCTGGCTGGTCGTAGTTTATACTACCAGTCGGATAGCCGGAAAAGCATGGTTCAAATCCAAAACAGAACAAGAGGAAAGGAGTTTTTACAGAAATGGGTAATCCGAGTGACCGGCGCCAGGGGTTGAAAGACCGCCAGCGCACCGAGTATGACAACCGGGAATCCAAGCGGCCGGGGAGCGCATGGAAACCCATAATCGACACTTCACAATTCGGGGAAGTCTCTTGGTACAAGCAGGAAAAAACGAATACCTGGGTCAAGTTAGACCTTCTCCCCTACGAAGTGGCCACCGAAAACCACCCCCAGAAACTCAAACCGGGGGATATCGACTACAAGTTGGAAATCGCCGTTCACCGAAACATCGGCCCCAACAAAGACCGGGTTCTTTGCCTGAAGACGGTCGGTGCCCGTTGCCCGATCTGCGAGGAACGGGACAGACTCCGAGAAACCGGCGCGGAAAAGGCACTCATCGACGCACTCAACACCAGTATCCGTTGTATCTACAATATGATTGACGTGGATGACCCGGATGAAAAGATTCAACTCTGGGAAGTCCCCTTCGCAACCTTCGAAAAAGATTTACTCCTTTCCGCCAACACCAAGGAAACCGAGCAAATCACCTTCGCAGACTGGGATGACGGCCGGACAATCCGGGCCTACTGTGAACACCAGAAAAAGGGCGGAAACTTTGAATTCGACCAGTACAAAAACTTCGAATTCCTGGAACGCCCAGCCTTCGGTGAAGCCATCCTTGATGAAACCTACCCCCTGGACGCCATGCTCGTCATTCCGACGTACGATGAAGTATATGAACTCTTCTTTTTCGACGCGGACGGCGGACCCGGTTCTTGCGATACCCCACCCCCAAATCAGGAACCGCCCCGAAGCCGGGGACGCGGACGGGGGGCCGGACCTTCCGAAACTCAACAGGGCGCCAGCCCCGGTGGTCGTAGCCGCACGCGGGGTCCGGACCCTGGACCGGAAGATGCGGGGCCGGGTCAGGCCGCTCCCGGACAACAGGAACCGCCCCCCAGAGGTCGTGGGCGCGGGGCCGCTCCCGGTGCGCCGCCGCAACAGGAAGCCCCGCCCCGAACGGATGGGGATTTCTCCTGTCCGGGTGGGGGAACATTCGGCGTGGATACCGATGCGCTTCGGGAATGCCCCCGGTGCGATATTTGGCAGGACTGTGCCGATGAAAAGGACCGGACGGCGAATACCCAACAGCAAGCCGGACCCCCGCCAGGCCAGGAACCGCCCCCCAGGGGCAGGGGACGCGGGGCCGCTCCCGGTGGACCGCCACCACAGCAAGAAGCACCGCCCAGGGGCAGGGGACGCGGGGCCGGGACAACTCAACAGTCGGCCGGGACGGGACAGCAGACTCGAACCAGCGGCCGGACCCGCACCAGGTAGGTAAGGAGTAACATCAATGACTAATCCGCTGTCTGTTTACATCACCCCCAAGGAAGCCGCCCGACGTGCCCAAGTTTCCATTTCGACCTTACGGAATTGGTTGAACGATTCCAAGTCTTATCCGGGCCTGGGCATAAAAGTGGGGGGACGTTGGCGGGTATTTCCTGCCGCGCTCCAATCCCTAATTACTACCGGCGTTGTACTTGGAGGCAAAAAGTGATCAGACAGCGGACTTCTCCCCCCATAAAAGAGCAAGTCAAGGCACGCGCTAACCGAAAAACCGAAATACCCCGTGGACGGCGGGAAGAGGGGAATTGGGATAAGGTAGTAAGTACTGGATCCACCCTCTTGGACCTGGCTATTAGTGGGACTCGTGTTCGAGGGGGCGGGCTGGGAGGGGGCATTATTGTTGAGATATTTGGACCGGAAGCGGTTGGAAAATCGGTATTGATTGCCGAAATAATAGGGAGTGTCCAACGTATGGGAGGGGACACCTGGCTCAACGATACTGAAGCCCGTACCAACGTAGTATTTTTCAAGCTGTTTGGGGCAGAACTGGGGCCGGATAATCTGGCCACCATGCCCTCCATTGAAGAGACGTTCGACTTTATCTGTCGAGTATGGGACCCGAAAGGGGAAGGCCCGATACATGGCGCCTTTATTGATTCTATTGCCGACTTACTAACCAAGGCCGAATTGAACGGGGAAGCGGCGGACGGCGGGTACACCGGGGCGCGCAGGGCCGCCATGTTTTCCGAGAAATTCCGCCAGGCCGCTGCGGTTATCCAATCCAAAAATTATCTTATCGTGTGTAGTAACCAAATCCGGGAAAAACTGGGGGTTCAATTTGGTAAGAAAACCCAAGCGGCGGGAGCGGGGAAAGCCGTTCTACACGCCTTTTCTGTTAGATTGGAAATGGCGCGGGGTTCCCGAGTATACGCGGAAAAAACAATCCGGGGAAAGGTAATCAAAGAACCCATAGGAGTAGAAACCACCGTCACCGTCGAAAAGTCTTCTGTGGACAAGCCCTTCCGTTCCGCCCCAGTAATTATTACATTCGACTACGGAGTGGACGATGTTCAAGCCAACCTAAAGTGGTATAAACAGACTACCGGGGAAAACAAGTACTGGAACGGGGAACAATCTTTAGCCCGCGCTATCCAACGGGTGGAGGAACAAGGAACGGAAATGCAACTCCGGGAAGACGTGATTGGTTTGTGGGAAGAGATACAGGACGCCTTCCGGCCGGAACGAAAACCCAAAACCCGTTGGGATGGAGAATAATAAAAATGGCCCGAATCAAGATTTCCAGTGCTAAAGAGAAGGCCCGGTGGCTCCAAAAATGGGTGGCCGAACGTGTCGCCGGACTATTCGGCGTTCCCTGGGGTCCGGATACTGCCGTGTCCTCCAGAGGCATGGGGCAATCCGGCCCGGACGTTTGCCTGGTGGGGGAAATACGAAAACTTTTCCCTTACTCCGTGGAGTGTAAAAACGGTTCCTCAATCAACTGGAAAGATGGAGTACGCCAAGCCCGGAAAGCCTTGGAGAAGGAAAAAGACTTTAACCAGTGGCTTTTTTTCATCAAGGTTCCCGATTTCCAAAAGCCCGTGGTCTTCATGGACGCGGAAGAGTTTTTCCGTATTTACAAGGGGTATCACTACGGGTTAGCCGGGATAACCAAAGCCTTCCTGGTCGATAACTTAATCCAAGAGGAAGTCGAGGACATGGAGGAAGAGGTTAAACAACTCCCGTGTAACCAAACTATTACCAAGCGGGTAAGAACCGGCTGATGAAAGGGGGGATGTAGTATGAAGTAGTGCGGACAACGTGGTTTCTGCAGGACGTACGGACGGGGGAAACGTAACACGGACGGTCCCCCGTCCAAAACCTTCGGGGTATAAGATGATCAACGGTATAAAAATAAGAAACTTTCAAAACCACGAAAGCACCGCCCTTTCGCTATCTACCGGCGTGAATATAATTCAAGGCCCTTCGGATCATGGGAAATCTGCGATCATACGGGCAATATACTGGGTAGTGTTTAATCGCCCGTCCGGGGAAGAGTTTCGAGCCAATACCGGGGGGAATACCCTGGCAGAATTATTGTTGGATAGCTTCGAACTTTCCCCCGTCTCCATTTCTCGGGTCCGAACCGACAAGGACAATTACTACCGGATAAACCGGGAAGACCCTTTGCGAAGTTTTGGAACAACGGTTCCCGAAGGAATCCAGAATTTAATAGACCTCACGGAAGACAATTTTCAACTTCAAATGGATTCTCCCTACCTCTTAGCCGCCGAATGGACCCCGCAACGAGTATCCGCCAAGCTAAATCAAATTGCCGACCTTTCCCTAATCGACTCTTCCCAAGCCTGGTTAGCCCAGAAACTTCGCCAGGCCAACCGGGGATTGGAGACGGCGGAAAACGAGATAAACAAGTATCAGGAAGAGAAAGACCGCTTACCCGACTTGGTATTGTTAGACGCGGAAATAACGACGTTGGAGAAGATAGAGGCCGAACGGGATAGACTATACCAAGAACAGACTACCCTGACCCGGCAATTGCGAATCTATACTCAGGCTGAAGCAGACTTACAAGAAGTCCAAAAGCGGGACGGCTTGGAGGAACAGGCCCGAGAAATAATCAAGGCAGGGGAAACCCACGAAGGATTGGTAAAGGAGTATAACCAACTACGAACGGCCTTGGAAAAACTGGAGTTGGCGAAACAAGAATACCAGGAAGCCAACGTGGCCTGGGAAGGGTCCAAGGCTAACTTCGAAGCAGAATTCCCGGACGTATGTCCTTTGTGCGGGCAAGAGGTTCCCCAATGAAAATAATCCTGACTGGAGACATACACCTTACCGACCGGGCCCCCGTTGCCCGGACGGATAACTGGGGAGAAACGGTCCAGCGGAAGATAGATTGGTTGTTCTATTTGAAAGAACGATACTTGGAAAAGGGAACTACCTACCTATTGGACGCGGGGGATATGTTTGATAATGCCCGACCGTCTAACGAGTTAATTGCTTGGGCTATCGGAAATCTTCCGGCCTTCGACCTTACCCTACCCGGAAATCACGATCTACCCGGCCGGACCCTGAAGAATATCGGGAACACCGCCCAATCCATTCTTCATGAAGCGGGGATAATTTATCTTGTGGGGGCCGAAAATGGACTGAGACTGGGGGAAAATCTGAAGGTCTGGACCTTCCCCTGGGGGGTACTCCCTACGCCTTGCCCCGACACAAGCAACTACCAGGAAGATGGGATTTCACGAATAGCCGTTGCCCATATTCTTACCTGGTCAGGAAAAATACCCTGGGCTGGGATAGAATCCGATAGCGCAACCGATCTTCTCCACCAACTTACCGGTTACGATCTTATCTTGACCGGTCATAATCATAAAGCCTTCCACGCCCAAGAAGGAACCCGGTACTTGGTAAACCCCGGATCAATCTTTCGGCTTACCGCCGATGAGGCTGAGGCTACGCCTTGTGTTTACGTCTGGGATACCGATACCAACGAATTGATCCAAGAATTCGTACCCATAGAAAGCGGGGCGGTAACTCGGGAGCACATAGAACGAGTGGAGGAACGGGACGCAAGAATAGAAGCGTTTGCCGACCACCTGAACAAAGACTGGTTAGTGGAAACGTCTTTCGAACGGAACGTGGAAAACTATTTCTCCCGAAACCGGGGAGTGGACCCCCGCGTGAAGGAATTAGTATATGAAGCAATATCTTCTGGTAAGTGAAGAGGAAATCGTACTTTCTCCGGACGCNGCCGAACCGGGGGAACTCCCGCCCCGCTTTGTGTTTTGTTTCGTTCGGCCGTCCTGGATGGACCGAACTCTTTGCCGGGAGCGTAGTCAGTGGGAAACTACTCAGACGGAAGACCCGTATATTTGTTGTGGTTGTACGGATTGGAGAAAGGAAAACCAAGATGAGAAAGCGATTCGGGGAATCATCGCAGAATATAAACTCCCAATTAACTGCCCGTCTTCTGGGTCTAAAAGAGCGGGTAGACAAGAATTCCCAACTCTGCCAATACGCGGCCGGACGGCTCCAAGCCGCAGAGGACGGTCTCACTGAATTGAAGCATACCCCCAAGTCAGCCCAGAAACGATTGGGGGACTTGGAAATCCTTATCCGGGATACCGAGAAGCAGCTGGCTGAAGGAATAGACCAACTGGATAAAAAGTGGAACCTGTGAACACCGCCCCGTTACATGACTACCGGCGAAAGTTGGAGCAACTTCGAGGACGGCAAGACCATCTTACCGAAGCCATTCAGAAATCTCAGAAATTAGCGGCCGGACTCCGCCAAGAAATAATCGAGACGGAACAGGCCCAGGTAATAATCCAGGAAATAGCGGAACGGACTCAAAAGGAAATCCAATTTCACATTGAAGAGATAGTAACGACGGCTCTGGAAGCGGTTTTTGATAACCCCTACTCCTTCCGGATGGACTGGTCTATAAAACGGGGTAAGGTAGAATGCGCCTTCTACCTGGAGCGGGACGGTAAGCGGTATACCCCGCTATCCTCTGTTGGAGGTGGGGTAATAGATGTGGCTTCGTTTGCCCTACGAATCGCTATGTGGTCGTTACAGCGGCCCCGCTCCCGACCGGTAATTATTTTGGATGAGCCGTTCCGATTCTTGAGCCGGGACTTACAACCCCGAGCAGCATCCATCGTTAAGACGCTATCCGACCGGCTGGGGATACAATTTATCATCGTTACCCACTCCCCGTTTTTCGAACAGGCAGCAGGAAGCGGGGATAAGATTTTCCAATTCACCGAGGAAGGAGTTATAGAGAAGTGAAAACCGTAGCAATTATCCAAGCCCGGATGGGCTCCACGCGGTTCCCTGGGAAGGTATTGTACCCCCTGGGGGACTACCCGGCGTTGGTTCAAATGATCCGGCGTTTATCCTTCTGTAAAACGCTGGATGAAATCTGTGTAGCCATCCCGGATACTGAAGCGGATTCCGCCATAATCGACACCGTCCGCCGGTACTCGGTAACGCTCTATCCCAATATATCTCTGTCCTTCCATCGGGGAAGCGAACAGGACGTGTTGAGCCGGGTAACGGAAGCGGCTAAAATCCGGGGAGCGGATAAAATAGTGGACCTGACTGGAGATTGTCCTTTGGTAGACCCGGCCCACGTGGATTTGCTGGTAGAAAAAACAGTGGGGCCGTTAGTGTTTTCTTCCAATATTTACTCCCTTCGGACCTGGCCGGACGGCTTTGACGTTCAGGTCTACCCCTTCCGACTTCTGCTTCAACTTCACCAGGTAATTCACCCAGAGGATTCCGCACGGGAGCACACCGGGTATCATATCCCGCGTATGTTCCCCCAGTTGTCTTACTACAACTACCTGACCCCCATATCCCTCTATTGCTCCGGGACGCCTTTAGACCGTTGGGGATTAACCCTGGATACTCCGGCGGACGGAATTCTATTGGACCTTATATTCCACGAATTCCGTGACCGTCCGGCCTTTTCCGCCCAGGACGTTATCTTGTATCTTCACTCCCGCCCGGAACTTCTCCGGATCAACCGAAAAGTCCCCCGCAAGACCCCCGTGGAGGTAACGTTATGATACCGATGAACGCCTTAATCGTTGGTTGCGGAAGTATCGGGGCCTGTAAACCCGACCTGTACGACTTCCGTGACCGGACTCCGGCCCTGACTCACGCCCACGCCATGCGGAAGCATTCCTGGATTCAAGAAATAGGCTTCGTGGACGTGGACTTCAACAAGGCCAGGCAAGCCGCCTGTAAATGGAAGGGAACCGCTTTTGAAACCCTCGCGGACGGACTGGACAAACTCCGGCCCAGCCTGGTGACTATCGCCGTACCGACGGAAGAGCACTACCAAGTTTACCAAGCGGCATTGGACTTGAGCGAAAACCAGGCTATGATAATCCTGGAAAAGCCGGTGGGGGTAAACCTACAGGAAGCGGAAGGAATCGAACGACTGGCCAATCACTACGGAAATCTTACCATGGTGAACTACAGCCGGAACTATCTACCCGCCTACCGTGGTCTGAAAGCCGATCTTCTTGAAGGTCGGTACGGGGAAATTCAGTCCTGTCGCCTGTTATACGGCCGGGGTCTTTACCGGGAAGCCAGCCACTTTCTGGCCTTGGCCGTGGAATGGTTCGGAATGTTACTGTCCTCCCAGGCTATTTTTGGGTCCGAGATATACGACTTAGGGAAAACGGGGAGTACCCCGGACTTTAGCACCGGCGCGGTCCTTGTATTCCAAAAATGTCCGTTGGTATACCTCCAACCCGTCGATGGTCGGGACTTTTCCATATTCGAGATTGAAATAATTACCTCGAAAAGTATCCTGCGTCTCGTGGAGCACGGAAAGTATCTTTACCAATACCCCTTAATTCCGGAACCGATATATGGAAATTATTCCACCGTGTCTTCTGAACCGGCAATCCGGGACATGCGTCTGGAAAAGTCCTTGGATTACTTGTACGAGACGGCGGGACGGCTCTGGTCGGACCCCGAAGCAAAAGACCTTTCCCAATTCGTAACCCTTGAATCGGCGGTGGAAGTCCAAAGAATCCTCCACCGAATTTGGCCCAGATAGGAGAAAAACCATGATAAGCAAAAGAGAAGAAAGACCGGCAATAATGGGAGGGCCTAAAGTCCGAACAATCACCTTCCCTTCCCAAGACACCATCGGACCCCTCGAACAAGACTCGGTAATCCGGGCCCTGACCGGTCGGCTGTCCGGCTATCAGGGGAACTGGTCCAACCACTTTTACGGCGGACCTTTCATTCAGGAACTGGAGCAAAAGTGGCGGGGGTACTTCCGTGTCAAAAACGCTATCCCTTGTAACTCCGCTACGTCCGGCCTCCAGATAGCCTTGGGAGCTATCGGTATCCGACCGGGGGATGAGGTCATTGTTTCCCCTTACTCCATGACCTGTTCGGCCACCGCTCCCCTGGTTTGGAGCGGGATTCCCGTGTTTGCGGATATTGAACCGGGGCAGTATTGTCTGGACCCCGTTTCCGTCCGCTCCCGAATTACCGAGAAAACCAAGGCCATAATCGTGGTAGACCTTTTTGGACAATCCCACGACGTGGAAGCCTTCAACGCTATCTCTCGGAAATTCGGTATACCGGTAATCGTGGATTCCGCCCAGGCCTTGGGGGCGAAATTCCCGCTTTCCGGGCCGCTTAACTTACCCGACCGGCCGGAAAAGTCGGGGCACTGGCGATACCACGCCGGTACCGGTTCCACTATCGGGG